CGTAGAACCTCTGTGCAGTCTTATCGGGCAATCCCCTGACGCTTCCGAAAATGTCAGGGTATGGATAATGTCATATTGTTGATTAGGGTTTATAGTAGCCACGATTACTCACCGCTTTCCTTTTTCGCCTTGTTCATCGCCAATCTCTTCCCTAGCTTGTTGCTCCTATGGTTGCCGCAACCTGAATATCCACACTTTCATCATTCGCTGGTTCTTCCGTAGACGCTACTCTTGCTCTGGCCCAGAAGATTGTATTTGTTGCACCGATTTTTGTTAAGAAATCCAGCGGCTCGCCCCAACCTTCAGCCGTCCCTGGCTGTCCATTATTATCAGGAGCAAGCTGCCACATCGTTACTTTTGCTGAATCTACAATACTGATCCTCGCATGGCGGGAGGAATCTTCAACTGTTTCGTAGCCAGGATCACAACGCACCGCCAGCTTGATCCAGCTACCCTCCTGGTAGCCTGCGGCAGGTACTTTGATTGCCCCGGATTCAATTGGATCCAGTCCGGTGCCACTTGAAACAAGTGTGCCGTCTGTGCCTCCTGCGGTTGGGTTATTTTTGTAAATCTTAATTTTGCTTCCAGCCATTTATAACCACTCCCTTTCTTGGATCTTCAAAATTCTAATCTTCGCCCAGGTTTCACCGGGCAAGCAGTTCAATTAACTCCGCTTTGGTCTGCTTTTGGTTATATTCAATGCCTTTGTCATCAAGCATTGACATGATTTCCTTTTTCGTCATTTCGTCGGGGTTAAGGTCTTGTTTCTTGATGATTCCCCGGCTTACCAGGTCTTTAATCCGGTCAGTTTCATCACATAAAAAGGTTGCACCGGGAAGAATTATCTCCCCGGTATACTTGTCACGAAACCGCCGGATGACTTCATATTTCATTGGCGGTTGCCCCCTTAACCTTCTTCAGTTGTATTAACAACTGTAATAATAGCCGTTACATCTCCTTGGTCGGTTTTGATTGTAACTATATGTTCACCTTCTGCCAAATCATCAAGTGTTTCTTTTTTGATTGTGATCTCGCCATCGCTCTCGGTGTAGTCTGTTGTTTTTGTCAATTTATCTTCACCGATGTAAATATCTGTTATGGTTACCGTACCGCCATCAGCGGCAACCGTTAGCACCACATCCGCGTAACCGCCCCCATCTGTGTTGAGGTCGAATGTGGCAGTTTCAGGGCTAACGGTTACGATGATTTTTTTATTAGCGCAAATGCTTTGGTGTCAAGCAAGCCTCCATCAACAATAGTGTATGCTGCATAGTCAACCGTTCTGGCCTTCACATGCTCTTCTGTGGCAAGGCTCATGGGTTCGTTGGTGTTCAGCACATAGCCCTTATTGGGGTTGCCGATGATAACCGTATCGTTGCTTACACCTGCATCCGCCTTTACAACCATTCCGAACATTCTGCCTACGCCGCCGGAAGTGGCATCCGGGATGAAGATCGGCCTGCCGGTTGTGTCGGTAATGTTAGCAAGCTGATTCCATATCGTTGCATTGTTGGCGTAGATCGCACATCCGCTCAGATAGGATGAATGAATCTTGCCAATTGCCTGTGTGATTTTCTCGTAATCCAACGGGTCAGGCGTAGTGGCAGCAGGATTGTAAGTAACAACCTGTGATGCTGGGCTTTCATCTTCAAGCGCTGTTTCAATGCCAAGAGGTTCAGGCTTAAAATTATCGCCAGTCCCAGGTTTGCCCCGCCCTTGTGCGATTGCGGTACCGAGAGCAACACCAACTCTTTCGCCAAGCTCATTTTTGATGTAAGGGATGAAGTCCTCGGTTGCCATTGAGCGCAATTTCCATGTTACTGTAATAGCCTTGGCTAATTCACAGCCGGTCAGCGTTAGCTGTTCAAACGCATTCTCTTCGTCTGCGGTTGCGGTAGATTCGTCATACCAAGCAGCATCACCGGCATCAATTGCGGTATGTTTGTTGATTACCAGCGTTCCCTTGACGTTGTACTTCTTTACGTCAGCCAGAAGCGGATACATTTCCTCTGCTCTCTTCCAGATTCCGGCAACAACAGTTTCCGGTATCAGTGTCGGCGTGTTTCCAGTGCCGTGGGTGTATGCGTTTCTGAATTCAGCGTTTACCTTGTCGAAAACTGTCTGCTCGTTTGCGTCAAGCTTTTTGCCCTGCATAGTCTTAGCCCATGCAGTTTCATAGAGTTTGTCTTCGTCCACAGCTACAGGCTTTTGAATTGTATCAATCACTTTACCACCTCCAACATCAACGGATTTGTTTTCGATGTCCGTAACTTTTGCACTGCCTTTCAGTGCGGTCAAATTGGCATTCGCCTTTTTGACGTTTTCCCATTTTTCGTCCAACGCTTCAACTTCTTTCATCTTAGCGTCGGCATCTTCGGTTTTGCCCTCTTCAATAAGATTTTCTATCTCTTTCAAGAGATCATTCCTCTGTTCGAGGTACTTTTCCTTATTCATCTTCCTTTTCTCCTTTCAATTTTAAATAGTTTAACTTGGATATTAAAAAATCCAGTTTATTTTTTTGAGCTGGATTCTTAATCGTGTTACGCATTTTGTTTATTACCTCTGGCGGTAACATTATGCCGCCAAAACTAGCCGCCAACTTAGGGACACTGTCCATAAACATTATTTCATCAATTAATTTGTACTCTAATGCCTTTTCAGGTGTTAGCCAGGTTTCTTTATCCATCATGGCAAGCAACTCTTCTTTTGACATGCCACTTTTAATCATGTACGCGTTAGCAATTGTGCTGTTGTAATCTTTAAGCACTTGCGCCTTGTGCTCCATGATTTTGTAGTCCCCCCGTGCCGTAGACCGCACATTGTGAATCATCATTTCCGCAGTTGGAGACATCATCACCTTTTTTCCTGCCATTGCGACTATGCTTGCGGCACTTGCAGCCACCCCCACGATTTTTACAACCACATTGCCGCTGTAATCCTTTAGTAGCGTGTAGATTTCAGAACCGGAAAATACATCACCGCCGGGCGAATTGATTATAACTTCCAAATCCTCACCGTTGGCTTTTTCAACTTCTTTTTCAACTTCCCTTGGACATGTCGAATCCATTTCCAACCAGTCATAGATCCATTTATGGTCATTGGGTATTATTACGCCTTTTATATTGATTTTCTTTGCCATCTAATCACCCCCCTCACTCATCCGCCGGACGGGTATCAAGCCGCCTAATATATTCATCGCCGCCCTCACGCGGTGCCATGTTCAGAATCGCTCTGACTTCGTTCGGGTTCATAATTCCACGGTCAACATATTGGACAAGTTTCAGCTTCGTTTCCATGCTCGCAAAGTTCAGGTTAGAGGATTCAAATATAATTTTGTTTCCGAATCCTCGTTCGCGCCTTGAAAATAGTTTTCGCGTGTATTCCCCACTCAACTGGATAACATCGGGTTCAACAGATACTTCGTAGTACGATATCCAATCATCTTCGCTGTATTTCCCCTGTACGATCTTATCGTTTGTGTTGAAAAAACTGTAAATCCGCTGCGTGGTCTTGTCCATTTGCGAAGCGTTTGGCACATAGTCTTTCGGCTCGACTTGTGTCGCATCAACCTTGGCGTCTGTGGCGGCAGCTCCAACTGTATCGCTCTCAATGCTGAGATAGCTGTTGACAAACTCCTTGGTCTGTTTCTTGATGTCCTCTGGCCGCAAGGTTTGATTGAATTTCAATAACCATTTGATAATATTTGAGTTTTTTATTGCTTTGACAATGCCTTGGTCTGTGGTGTTAACAATCTCCATCAGTGGTGCCAATGCTTGTGCCGGAGAATCCCCGAATATCTCGTTGTTGTTGAAGTCTTTCCGCAAATGGATTATGTCTGCATACCGGAAGGTTACATCCCGCCCATTTCTAAGCGTAAACTTTAGGAATGTTTCTCCTTGGTTGTTTTGGAGTGCCTCACATGCTGTAGCCGTTATAGGGTATATCTCCATTGGATAGCCATTTTCATCCCGATTGATATAAGCAAACGCATTGTTATTAAGTTCAAGCTGTGTTGCAAGCTTTTCCTGTAGCATCTGCCCGGTCATATACGGGTTTGGTTCCTCAAGCAAAAACCTGATGTATGGCTCTGGATTAACTTTTATGTCCTTCGTTCCATCAGGTTTTATCGTTTCACGTATATGCTTCCCAACCGTCTTTCCAATCGCCCGGACCTTCGGTCTTATAGCGCTTCGCACAATGTCACTTTGGTACAAATTGCCGTTCCAGGCATAAAAACCACCTCCCTCATCCGTAATCAATTTGTACCTTGACACGGTCACGGTCCGGTTTCTAAATCTATCAAAAAAGCCCAATTCATCACCTCCTTATATTAAATTCATGTATTCTTCATAGTTATTCTCATAGACTATAAACGCGTCAAGTAAAGAGGCCGTTCCGTCAATTCTACGCCTGCTGTTGCTTGTTTTGACCAGTGCTATATTATCATTTCTGTCTGTTTTTATTGCTGCATTTGAGAGATTCCATTTAAGTATGGGATTGTTATTATAATTAATCAATTTTGAATCTAAATCAGCTGCAAGTCTTTTCATTGGGCTAGAGAATGTCTTTGCTCCTTGGATTACTGGCTCGGTTATTTTCCCAAAATTCTGTTCTAACTCATCTATAAGATATGTGGAACTCCAGCTATCATAACCAATCTTAAAGATATAAATATCCATTTCATTTTGAACTTCTAATAGCCATTTAGTAACATCTTTGTAATTTACCTTATTACCTTCACTTACTCTTAATAATCCTTGTTCCATCCAAATGTCATAAGGTATTTTATCTTCTTCTGTTCTTTTATCTAATAAATCACCTGGTAGCCAATACATTTGTTTAACATATAGAATTGGATCATCAGGAACTCTAAATATTATAGTTGCACAAGTTAAATCTGTAGTAGCTCCTAGGTCTATGCCTGCTATACAATATCTAGGTTTTAATTTTTCTATATCAAAAGTAGCTGTATTGTTTAGTTGCTCGAATGTTAGCCAGGATTCAGAACTTGTTTCTCTTATATTGAATTCCTTACAAACAAAATTCTTCTCCAATTTCGGATTATCCGCTACCCTTTTAGCTTTATCCTGCAACGCTCTTAATTTCTTAATAGTTCCTAGACCAGGATTAGCTTTTATCCAATTATTTGCATCTCGCCACTCATCTTTTTTATCTAACTCATAAATAAAAAACAAGGTTCTGTCGTCAACCTCGTTTCCCAGTTTCATGTTATTAAACTGTATTTCTGCTTCTTCGTATATCTCGTCAAATATATCTTCTCTAATAGTTCCAGCCGTAGAAGTCATAACTATTAATGGCTGCTCTCTAGCAGTTATACCATCAGCCATAATATCGTATAATGCTCTACCATTTTTCCATTGGTGCCACTCGTCCATAATAACTACATGGACGTTTAAACCGTCAAGACTATCAGCATCAGAGGCTA